ACGGCGTAGAGTTACACTATGACACCTCAAACGTCGCTGCATTACAAGAAAACCTCACAGAAAAGCTGGCAAATGCTGAGGCTCTATATCGTTTGGGTTACTCAAGCGCTGCAATTAATAGGCGTTTAGAGTTAGGTTTTGAAGATGATGAGGTGCCCGCAGAATTGGAGCTTGTAGAAGATTCTGATGGTAATGCTGATGTTGATGAAGAAATCAACGAAGAAGAAGATACCGAACAAGTCAAGCGACTACTAAAAGCGGTAGGCTATGGCAAGTAAACTAATTACCGGCCTATCTGCATCACGCGAGCAAGCATTACAAGAAAGGCTCATGCTCAGGTTATCACGCCAAGCAGAAAAGCCTATAGCGCGTGAAATAGCACGCGCGAATAGGTCAATCATGCGCGGTGATGATGGTGCGATTGAGATACACGAAGAACGATTGAATAAAATCATTACCACATTATACACAACGGCATTTAATGCGTTTGGTGTACGTATGTGGAACGCCGCAAAGAAGTCTATGCTACCAGACGAGCTTAAACGTGACGGTAATATACCCCTGACACCTCAATTCGATTTAGCGCGTATGCTATGGATTAAAGCAGTTGCCGCCGAAAAGGTGACACAGATTGCCGGCACGACAAAAGAACAGGCACAACGCATTATCCAGCAAGCAACATCGGATGCCATTGAGCAAGGGTTAGACGAAACTAGCACAGCCAAGCTAATACAGGCGCGTATTGCAGATGATGGCGCTAGATTGTCACGTCTGCGTAGTCGTGTTATATCACGCACAGAATCACACTCAGCCAGTAATGCAAGCACACAAATGGCCGCCAAAGCTAGTGGGTTACCAATGCAAAAAGAGTGGATAGCAAGCGGTGGCGAACGTACACGCGAGAATCATCTATTAGCAAGCGGTCAAACTGTTAATATTGATGAGCCGTTTATTGTTGGCAGTGATTACCTAATGCAACCAGGCGACCCCAGCGGAAGCGCCGAAGAAATAATTAATTGTCGGTGTGCGGTTGGTTATTCTTTACCGTAGTTGTTAAGCAGGGTTTTTCCTTCTCCATGCCTATAACAGATTGCTTCACTACTTACTTTTTTACATATATTAATAGTAAATTGATATTTATTACCATCAAAAACAGCCATATTTATATCTGCAAAACTAACCCCATCAATGTGCATTTTATGAGCTTTTATATATTTTTTATTTCTTTCTTGCTGGATTGCTATTTCTTTTTCATTTCTTTGTAATCCATATTTCAATTGGAACAGGGTGTAAAAATCAAAAATTTGCGAGTCTGTGTAGTCAACTAATTCAAAGCAATTCATAAATTCAACATAATATTATTTAAAAAATCAATACTAACATACACAATTTGTTAAACTGGTCGAACCAGTGCTATAATACAAACAATAAATAAATTAAGGTCGTATCAAGTGGAATATAAAGCACTAAACTTTAAAGCTGATGACGTAAACATGGGTTCGCGCACCTTTACTGGTTATGCGTCCACGTGGGATGCGGACTTAGGTAATGACATTATAAGCAAAGGCGCATTTAACAAGACGCTAAAAGAACGTGGCGATAGAGTCAAGATATTGTGGCAACATAATGAGCCAATCGGAAAACCGTTGAGCATGAATCCAGACTCAAAGGGTCTATTTGTTGAAGGTAAAATCAGTAAGACAAGGCTAGGTGATGAGGCTGTTGAGCTAATGAATGACGGCGTTATAGACCAGATGAGTATCGGCTTTAGTATTCCGAGCGGCAAATCAGAACGAGATAGCAAAGGAATGAGACTTATTAACGAGGTTAAGCTATTCGAGTTTAGCCTGGTAACCTTCCCAATGAATGAAAACGCATTTGTGACTAGTATTAAGTCTGTTAAGGATGCTATCAGATGTGGTAATTACGACCACACTGAGCTTAAAGAATTGGCTGATGCACTAGCCGAGTTAAACGCACTGTTAAAAGCTGAGCCGCCCAAAAGCACTCACGCTGGGACACAGCCGCATGAGTTGGACGCTTTATCAAAAGCACTTAAAAACTTTGGGCTGTAGCCCGTAAATTAAATCAATAGGAGTTTCCAAAATGGAAATTAAAGAATTAGCGGAGCAGCTACAAACTGCTTCAAAAGAAATTAAAAGCAAGAACGATGCTATGGATGCCGAGATTAAAGCTCAAGGCGAAGTTAGCAAAGAGACTAAATCTGCACTTGAAGCTGCACAAGGCCAATATGCTGAGTTGAAAGAAACATTCAACAAGCTAGATGGAAAGCTAATTGCACTTGAGCAGAAACAAGCTCAGAACATGCACTCTATTCCAGAAGAAATGAAGTCAGCAGGTCAGCTTTTCGTTGAGTCCAATGTCTTTACTGAAATAAAGTCAAGTGGTCGTGGTACTAATAACCCTTTCAATATTGAAAAGAAAGATATTAGCTCACTTCCTGCTAGTGCTGGTGCTTTGATTCGTCCTGACCGTGATTCACGCGTATTTCAAGACCCGAATCGCCCACTACGCATCCGTGACCTTATCCCGACTGTACCAACTGCATCAAATGCTGTTGAGTTTATGCGCGAGAACGTATTCACCAACAACGCAGCGCCTCAAGGTACTGTTGCCGGTTTAGGTGGTGGCGAGTTTGTTGGTAAGGCAAAATCTGAGATTACTTACGAGCTTGTTACTAAGCCTGTACGTACAATTGCACATTGGATGGCAGCATCTCGCCAGGTATTGTCTGACGCTCCAATGCTTCAAAACCTTATCGACGGTCGTTTGGCTTACGGTTTGGATTTAAAGTCTGATGAGCAATTGTTGCTAGGTGACGGAACAGGCCAAAACCTTGATGGTATCTTGGTTGACGCTGCAATCAATGACGCTGGATTGTTACCAGTTGGAACGGCTGCCGCTGATGTTCCTGCTGCTATGATTGACCACATCCGTAAGGCAATCACTGTTGAGCAAACTTTTGAGTATTACAACATGACTGGATTGCTACTTAATCCGGCTGATTGGGAAACTCTTGAGACTGCAAAAGCAACTGACGGTCATTACTTGATGGTTTCAATGCCTACTGGTAGAGCAACAGAAAGCGTATGGCGCATCCCTGTCATCGTGACTAACGCAATGCCTGTTGGTACTTTCTTAATCGGTGACTGGAACATGGGCGCAGTTATTTATGACCGCGAATCAGTTTCTATCCGAGTCAGTGAGTCACACGCTTCATTCTTCGTTGAGAATGGCGTTGCAATCTTAGGTGAGGAGCGCTACACGTTAGCAATTCCATTACCTAAAGCATTCTGCAAAGGTTCATTTGCTGTAGCTGTATAGTAAATAAGTAGATAATTAAAAGCCTCTTAATTGAGGCTTTTTTGTGTCTGCTACACTTAATTTGTTTATCTGGTCTAACCAGTTTATAATAGATAAAAATTAGGAGTAAAAAATGTCTGATTATGTCGTTTTAATAACATCAATTATTGGTATGCAGGGCGATGTTGTTACCCTACCTGATAATGCACAAACAAAAGAAAGATTGGCGCGTAAATTAATTTCGCCGGTCTATGATTCTGAGCCATCGGAGCCAGAAGAAGTCAAAGTCATTAAACCTCGCATCAAAAAGGCTAAAAAGTAATGTTTTTGACCACATCTGAGCCAATTAGACCACCAGTATCAACTCAAGAATTGGCAGATTGGTCGCGCCTAGATATTGATGACCCCACTTTGATGAGCGCATTAATTATATCAACCAATGCGGTTGTTAGTTATTTACAGCTGGATTTAAAAAATCGTCCGTGGGTATTGCGTTATATTCAGTGGCCTAAAATTGGCACAGATAGAACGTATGGAATCTCACCAAATCAATCTTATTATAAAGAGATTGTTGAATTGCCAAATGCAAACCGTCAATCCATTGAGTCAGTAAAAGTAAATGGCGTGTTAACAACAGACTACATCGTGCTTGATGGCAATCCTTCCGCAATAAAGTTTGATAATGTGCCGGTATACGATGACCAAAATTATGCTTTAGAGGTTCAATATACTGCTGGATATGGTGCAAGCTCAAGCGATGTACCACAGCCAAT